CATAGTTAATATTACCGTCGCTTAGAGTATTAGCTTTTTTAATACTAATAGTATGTGATTTAACACCGAACTCAGCCCAAGCAGGGTTAGCGTGTGATACTTGTTTACCTTTCTTTTTTGCTTGCGCTTTAGAATAGTAACCAATTTGTAACTCTGGTTGTCCAGTATCACGATTTATTTTAGCCCAATAACCAACTTGTTTAGATAATCGGCCTGTACGTTTTTGAGTTTCAGCTTTAATAGCTTTACCAGCTACTTTAGCAGAAGCACGAAGGGCGGACTTTGAAAGCTTAACCATAGTGTTTTTAACTTCTTTTGATGTGTCTATAAATTCTATTTTATTGTTGCTCACGATTATTATTAAGCCCCGTTAATACAATTTCTGTTATCTCACTATTTACCTCGTAAGAACGTAGTATTTTGTATGTAACACCTTTGTATTTAACTTTTGTGTGCTTATCTTCGTCAAATTCTATGGTCCTTATTTCAAAACTTTTTTCTGGTTTAAAGCCAGCAGCTTGCGCCTGGTAAAATTCACTTCTTTTAACTGATATTTTATTAGCATATACTTTATTTTCTTTATAAGAGTAGTGAGGACGATTTAACTCGTCCAAACTCTCAACTTCTTCTAAAAGATATAAGACATCACTCCACATTTTTTACCACCTCGTTTACATAGTCGCTCGTTAGTGATAATTCTGTTCGTAGAGTCTCATAAGAATTACGATATTTTTCATAATTTTTATTATCTAACCCAAACTCAGCTTTTAAGTAAAGAAGTATAGCCGTTTCTATTAGACTATCTTCTTCACTTTCAGCTTTTGTAGAAGTGATACCGTTTCTTATTAAGTCTTGTCTACAAGCTTTAATAAGAGTAGTAATTTCAGTATTTATAACTTCGTCGTCTTCAATAGTTATTCTAAGAAAACCACGTGCTTTTTTCATTAGCTCGTCGCTAATAGATTTATTATTTGCCATAATATCACTCCTTATCTTTAATTTTTAATTTTATTTTCCAGCTGCAGCTTTTACTAATTTAACAAAAGCTTCTCCGATAGCAGTTTTACCGTCGAATATAGCTTTACCAAGATACTTATAAGAGTTAGTATCAATATCAAAAGCACTTACGATAGTAACATCTTCTGATAAGTTACCAACATATTTTTTAAAGTTACCTAGATAAGCTTCGTGTGCTGCTACATCTTCTGACAACATAACTTCTTTACCATATACATAGTAAACACCGTCTCTTTCAGTAACGATAGAGTTTTTAGCTAAATTTTGTAAAGGCATAAAGTCATTGAATAATGTTTCATTACTCATTAAGAATTTAGCGTTTTTGCTATAACCAGCTTTAAGTAAAGACATTAACTTTTGTACGTTAGCCTCAGTCAATGAAGAAGCAGCGGCAACAGTAACAGAGTTTGTATCTCCCCAAGTATTAGCTTTTTCAACACCAGTAGCTTCGTCTGTACCACTACCTTTAATAATTAAAGTACAGATTTTGTCTGCTAACATTTCAGCGATCATACTAGTTAACCAGTCTTCGAAAGCGTCGTTACTCATAGTCATTACGCTATCAGATACTTGTACTTTTTTAGTTACTTCATAACCATTTAATGATACTGTAACTAAAGTGTCTCCGTCAGCACTAATAGAAGCGTTTTCAGTATGTTTAGCAGCGTCAGTTTTAACACCTTCAACGGCAAACTTAACATTTCCTTTTACATTTAATAATGTAATTTCATTTAATAAAGGTGCTTGATCCTTTAATTTCTTAATAATTTCGTTAGCAGTTTCTACTGGAATTACTGAGCCAGCGCCACTAACTGTAAAAGCTCTTTTTTCAGCTTCAGTCATTTCAGCACCTCTTAAATGTTTTAAGTAAGCGCTACGATATTCTTTATTCATATTATCTTTTCCTTTCCTTTCTTCTGCTTCTTCAATAGCTGGTACTTTTTCTACACGGTCTGGTATTTCTTCTCCAGTTTCTAAACTACGTGCAATTTTAGCTCTTTCCTCAATAGAACTTTGTTCTTTATTTAAGCTATCTAATTCTTTGTTAATTTCGTCTAAATTAACGTCTTTTGATGTATCTTCTAAAAGTGATCTAATTTCAGCTTTTCTAGCTTCAATTTCTTTTAATCTTGTTTCGTTCATTTTATTTTCCTCCTTATCGAACTTATTAGATTTTAGATTTTGCTATACATATTTCTCTAAGTCTGGCTTGCTCCAAAGCTCTTTTTTCTTTTTCGTACTCCACCTCAAAGAAAGATCTAGCAGAAATACTTGTTGTATCATAGGCTGGTATATCAACCGCTGATACATCATATAGCTTTTTAATTCGAGTTATTGTTCTTGTATGAGTTGCTGGATCGTATTCGTCTCCGTCTTCTGCTACTACAAAAGCAAAACTCATTTTATCTATGTAGCCACCCCTTATTTCTTCTAAGGTGTTTCTACCATTATTAGTACCCCCAAGAAATGCGTCCATTTCCATACAGACATCATTTATAGCTAGTTTAAGAGTATTGTTTCTTAATCTAGCAAGTACGGGGCCTCCGTGATTATAGTTGAATATTACATCAGACATATCGCAACTATCAAACGCATGGCGGTCTATTTGTTCATAGAACTTTACTCCCTCAAACTCATAAAGACAAGTAGGAGTATTAAATACTACTGGGACGCCATGTACATAATCTTGTCTTTCGTCTCCGTCGTCGCTTCTAAGTTCTTTTAACTTAAAATCTGAGAAGACTCTAATTTCACGCCCAGTTTTATTTACTAGGCTTTTGTTGTTCTTTTTTGTCATTTAGAACAGCCTCCTTTCCATTAGGTAAAATAAATTTAGTGTTTGGCTCTTTTTCTTTCATTTTTCTTAAAAGCTCAAAACTAATAAAATTATTAAGTTTAACAACTTTAATATCTTTCTTTTCTGTATTATTCGTCTCCATTTTCTCCACCTCCCTCGTCAATAGGATCTTCATTATTATTTTTGTTATCTTCTTTTGGTGGCGTATCATTTTTATTAGTTTGGTACGCGTCTGCTTTTTCTGCATTGATCCAGTTTAAAGACTGTATAACTTTTTCTCCTTCTTCTCCTGGAAGGGGAGCCATATTAAATATCTCTAAAATAGCATTTTTTCTTAATACACCTAAAGGAGCTAACTCTTTAACAACATTTATTTTTGTACTATTAGAAGCATATTGTAGTCTATTAGCTTCAAAAGTTATTTCGTTACCAAAGTTACGCTCATTTTCGGTAAATAAGTTATTAGTAAAGCATTGAGACATTTGTATAGCTACTGGTTCAATAGCACCTTCATAAAAAGCGTTCCATTGATTTTCGTCAAACTTATTTTGTACTATACTTTCATTAACTCCAAAATAATCATAAATAGTATTCTTCGTATAACTTAATGTTTCAGAAGAAATAGGTGTTGATTTTTCATTTATTGGTGTATAGTCCATTTTTGTATCTGTTACGATAACACCACTACCATTAGCAGATATTTTAAAGTTGTTTTCTACAAACTTATCTCTTGCTTTTGCTAAATCTTCGTCTTTAGACGATACCTTAGCCGACAAGATACCTCTAATACTGTTAATCAATTTAGCGGAGTTAGAAACACCCTGATTTATTGCTAAGACAGTATCAAGAGCTGGAAGTAAAGCATAGTTCTTACTACCGAAAATATCGTGATCAAAGAATTGACCTCTCATGTGTATAATATTTTCGTATGGAACGATCTTTATTTTTCCAGTTTTAAATAAAAACTTTAAATATAATTGTCCGTTTTTTTCCAGTAATTCTATCTTATTAGACATTAAAGGGTAAAAACCTAATAACTCGTGATTAGGAGAGTATTCTGGGTAAATAAAGGCATTGTTAGTAAGTTTTAAATTAGCAGCTATTTTATAATAAAAGCTATAAGCTTCCATTAAATCGTTAGGACGGTAATTTAATAATCTTTCAATTTTAGATTTACCAGTTTTACCAACTCTTGTATGTTTAGCTTTTAATTTAGCAAAGTTTCTACAATATGCGTCTACCGCACTACGTACAATGTCCATATCCCAAGCGTTACCCGTATTTATCTGATAAGTAGAGTTAAAAGTATTTAACAGACTATAAATGTTAAAACCTGTTGCGTCATTAGATGTACTCGGTTTACCACCGAATATAGTTTTAAATAAGCCTCTATGTTTCATTTGATCACCCCACACTATACATAAAATCTTCATAATACTTAACGTATAAAACCCAAGCATTAAGTAAAGATACGGCTCCGTCAATTCTTCGACGTTCGTTTATTTTTACTGGTTGTATATTATTCAAACCACTTTTTTTAACCGCAGTATTAGTTAAACACCACTTTAAAATAGGGTTGTTATTATAATTAACCTTTTTATCTGCAAAAGCTGCGCCCATTTCACGCATTGGTTGACTCCAAGTATATGGTCCCTGTGCTACGGCTTCCATTTGAAAACCGTTTGACTTCATTTCGTCAACCCAGTAACCAGCTAGAGCTCTATCATAACCAACGTATATAGGATCAATTTTAAATTCTTGTTGCATTTGTACAAACCAGTCTGTTACTTGCGAATAGTCAACACGATTTCCTTCACATACAGTAAGTAAACCTTTATCACGCCATATTTTGTATGGTGCTTCTTGCGTGTTTTTTTCGTCTAATCTATCAAGCTTTACTTGCGGTAAAAAGTAGTGTTGTATAACATATACTTTCTCGTCGTTAGGCTTTCTGATAAGTAATGTAGAACAAGTTAAGTCAGTAGTAGCTGATAAATCACAACCACCGATAGCGTAAGTATTCTCAATATCTTCCATATTAAAAGTCTCTGTGTTGTTAATTTCCTCAAAGCTTAACCAAGCGTTGCTATCGTTTTCACGAATATTAAAATCTTTACACAATAAACCTGGTAATTTTTTAGGATCATTTTTAGCACGTTCAACTTCAATAGATAGATTATGATAACTTTTAATTGTTCCTAGTCCTGGGTTAGCTTTTAACCAACACGTTGGATCTGTCCACTCGTTACGATTATCTAGTTCATAAAGAATAGGTAAAAAGTGATCATCCTTTATTTCTTCGTCTGCTACTTTACAAGCATAATCGTAAGTATCGTCATAGATACACTCTCTAACTGTTCCAGCCGTAGTTATCATAACTAATAACGGCTGGCGTCGAGCAGTCATAGACTGTTTCATAACTTCATATAAATTTCTATCTTTGATAGCGTGTAATTCGTCTATAATAACGCCGTGGCTATTTAAACCGTCAAGCGTATTAGAGTCTGACGCTAAAGCTTCAAAGATAGAAGATGTAGCATTGAAGTAAAGATCATTTCTTCTTTTCTTCAAAACGGATCGTAATTCTGGACTTTGTTTAACCATATTACAAGCTTCGGTTAAAACCTTTTTTGCTTGTTCTTTCTTTGTTGCTACTGAGTATACTTCGGCTGCACCTTCATAGTCAGCCATTAACATATACAACGCGATAGGAGATAAAAGAGTTGTTTTACCATTTTTACGTCCTACCAAAAACATTGTTTCGTTAAATCTTCTGTACCCAGTTTCTTTATCTAAAAAACCAAATAAAGCTTGTACATAAGCTTTCTGGAACAATTCCAGTTTTAGGTCTGCGCCTAATTCTCCCTGGGACTGTTTGCAAAAAGTTTCTGTAAACTCTATAGGTCTATTAGCTATTTTTTCGTCAAAATAAAAAGGACAATTAGGATCGTCCATTTCTTTTACTAATCGAGCATAAACCTTTTTGACTCTGCGGCTAGTTATTATTTCGCCAGACTGTATTTTTTCGTTATACTCTCTGATGTAATTCATTATTTACCCTTAGGCTTAGTAACGAAATTCATTAAAGCATTACCTTCCTTTGTTGCTGGTAAACCTTCTGGCAATAACTCACATAATTGTTTTATGATCGACGTATAATTTTTAATCATAGTGTTGTACACACTGGCTTCTGTACTGGTTTTTGTTCCGTACTGGTTTTCTCCGTTTTGGTATGTTTCTGATACACCATTTACACTGATGTAATTTTCTAATTTAGTTAACTCAACGGACATAAAAGCAGCACTTTCGATAAGCTTTTGTACCAAATTCTTTTTATCTTTTGGTATGTTTTTGAATATTTTTTTAAGTTTTTTAAGCTCTGTCGAAAAGTCTGGAACTTCTTTTAATTCTTTAGAATTAAGATTTTCATTTTCCATTTTTCCACCACCTTTGACTACACCCCCCTCACACGACCGAAGCAGTCCGAAAAAGGACTCAAGCGCGGTTCACTGTGAAGCATATCTTTTTTAAGAAAGGGGGGAGTCTTTTATTTCTATCAGTGCAGCGTTAATCGGATTAACAAAGACTGACGCTCCTTCCTTTGTACTCAGAAAGACTGGTCCTTCGTCTAGTGCTTTAGCGAGCTCCTCTTTGGTACCACTAAAGACTATGTCATAAGTCATAATGAGATAGTTAGTATAGACGGTTAATATCATAATCAACGCTCCTTTCTATTAGATTACCTTCGTCGTCGAACATAAGACTCTTATCTGTTGGCAGCTCTGACTCATGCTCTATAGCATGGCATACTCTACACAATAGCTCTAGGTTGTCCTCTCCCAGTGTAATAGCTGGGTTATGAATATTATAGGGAGTTAGATATATTTTATGGTGTACTATTTCGCCAGGTCCATACTCGCCGTGGCAACGTTCACATATTCCGTGTTGCTTATTGTATATATAAGCTCTAGTCTTGCGCCATGCAGTAGAACGATAGAACTCTTTAGCAAAGTCTTTAGCCATAATACCACCTCAAATAAGCACTAAAAAAACACGCCTATAAAACAGACGTGTTTCTCAATTCCTAATAATTTCATTGTACCAATTATATTATATAAAAATTGCTATGTCAATTGCGGGGTTATTGCGTGGGTTATTGCATTTTGTCAATAGTTAAGTTCTTTAATAACATCATTAGGGAATAGATAAACCTTTATTTCATTGATTAAACGCTTGTTATTTCTCCATATTGTAGTAGTATCTTTTTCGAAATAATCAGCTATATCTTGCTGCGTTTTATTTTCAAAGTATTTTAATTTAATTATGTCGATATATTTATCGGACTTAAATTTCTTTAATATTCTGTCTATGCGGTTAATAATTAACTGTGTCTTTTTGATGTCAGATATTAAGCCATTTATTATATCTTCTTCGATAGTATCATAATCGCTATGACTTCCTTCTGGTATTTTAAATATGCTCTTTGATTTCCCACGTAGTCCAGTTGTTTTAATTTCCTCGATTTCTTCTTCACGGTCTTCAACTGATTTTTTCAAGTCGTTATATTTGTATAAAAGAGACTCCGTATTTTGATAAGTAGTAGCTCCTTTACGTAGTAGATTTCTCTTTGATAATTCTTCGACGATAAAACTTGTTATTTCTTTGAAGTCTATTTGTGATTTTTCTCCGTTGGCTGTTTCTGTAATTCCAGCCATAAATTAGATCCTTCCTTTCTTACTTTTTATTTTTTTCTATTGCTTCGGCAATTCTATATAAACCAGCACATACAATTAGTGCTCCTATGAGTATACTAAGCCACATTGATTATACCTCCTTCTTGTTACTTTCAATGATAAAATCTAAAAATGTATATTTTCCTTTTTCTTCGTGATAACGCCAAGCAATTTTATTGGCTTCGTTTCTTTGATAACCAATACTCATTAAAAGTTTAACAAAACGCTTTCGTGAAATTTTCATTTTTTCAAAGTCGGGCATTTTTTCCTTAATGCTTTCCCAAGTATCAATAAATGTATGACAAAGTGTAGCTGATATATTTTTTATAGCTTCTGCAACTGGCATAAATGCTTTTGTAAAAGCGTCTGATAATTCTTTTATTGCTTGTTCTGCTTTTTCTGTATCAATTTCCACGAGACATTACCTCCAAATCAAATATACTTAATTGTTTTTCGTTTTTTCGAGGGAGTGGAGAACAATTTTCTTGTGGTCCTTTTTCGATACATTTAGGACAAAGGCATTTACCATTATAACCTTTTAAAATATCAAATTTACCACATAAATCGCATTTATCTTTAAATTTTTTCTCCGTCATTTTCTTCGTTAACTTCTAACTGTTCTAATTCCATATATTTACAAAAGCACTCCTCAGAACAAAAGCAATTTTCTTCTTCCGTATCAAAGAAATTAACTTGTAAACAATTATCTAAACATTTGTAATATGTATCTTCAATAACGGCTCCACAATTAGAGCAATTCATTTTTTTATTTTCCATAAATATTGATGTTCCTTTCTTCAAAATATTGTTTTATTAAATCTTCGTGAGTAGTATATAAAACTTCGTTTTCGTTTTGATATTCAACTATAACACTACCACCGTAAGCGTTATATACTTCGAAAGTTCTTATTCCCTTAGTAATTAAATTAGGTCCTTTAGATTTTGCTTTAGATCTTGTTACTAAAGTTGTACCGTCCCAGAATAATTTACTTCTAATAAAAGCTCCGAAGTCTTGTCTCCATTGTTTTTGATTAAAATTAACTGTAAGTGGTGTAACTTTCCACTTGCTATTATAAGCTTTACCCATTTTGTACCTCCTTTACTTTAATACATTTAGATAATATTTCTTTAAATTTTATACGATCATTTCTATAGACTTTATGGCCACAATGTGAACAAATCTGCACATCTGGACCATAAGCTGGAAAATATAAAGTATGACTACAATTACATTTAACTCTGATTTCAGATAACGCATTAGCATATTTCTGCATTTCTTTTAAGTTCACAACTAGCACCACCTTTTTAATTAACTATTTTTAATTATTTCTTTTAAAGACTTATTTTGTTGTCTTAATCTTTTATTGTCTTTTTTTAGACGTTTCATTTCTGCTGGTTCTCCCAGCTTTTCGATAAATAGATTATATAATTCGTCTTTTATTACTCCTTCAAGAGTAGAGACTTTATTTTCTAGTGTATTTATTCTTCTTTGTTTAGGAGAAATATAACCAACTATTTTATCTTTTAATTTAGTCATTTCAACACCTCTGTTTGATCACTTACTTTATCTTCTGGTATTTGATAAAACATTTCAGTTGGCATATATTCTAAATTTTCTAAACTTGATAAGGGTATTCTTTCTGTTTCAATTTGATAACGTCGTAAATCTTCTTTTGATAATATAGTATCAAGCTTGACTATCATTTTAGGCGATAGCAATTTTGTTATTTCTTCCATAACTTGCATAGCTTGTTCTTCTGTTGTGAACTCTCCAAAGACAGTATGATCACATTTTATTACATACTTTAGTGATCTATATTCTGTCATTTCGTCTATTAATACCTTAGGCGATATTAACATAATGTCTGTTGTTGAAGATAAATGTTTTTTATTTTGACTTCTAATCCATATTCCCATTTTTTAGCACCTCATTTCCTATATATTGAATTTTACAAAATGACATAATTCTGTTAAATTCACTAACCACCCTACAAAAGAGTAGTTTTACCTAGATTTTATAAGCATTTTCCCGACATCAGGAAAGTGTTATTTTTTATATCAATTTACATATTTTCATTATGTAAAATTGCTATTTGTTTTTTAAAAATACTGTAATATTGTATTTTCTACTTCTTCAATACTATTTAGGTTATCTATTATTTTTAAATCTACATACTCAAATAAATGTACTTCTTCAATTTCTAACTTAAATTTATCATTATCTTTTCTATAGACTCTATAAAGTTTTTTCCTTTTTCTAAAAGCATAGTAGTCTTTATCTTCACTTATTAAGCCAGAGTTACATTTATTTTTATAAAAGAAATCACTCATCAATAACCATAAAGGCTCTTTTTCTGTTTCTTTTAAATAATTGTAAACTAGTTCAAAATCACGTTCAGTATAAATCATACCGTCTTCGCCAACAATATTGTTGTGATAATATTGTATTTTAACTTCGCCACCAGTTCCGTTAATAACTCTAAATTCTTTTAATGAGGAAAGACGTTCTCCTAAAGAATTATCATAATAACCTTTTTTGATAACTTCTGACTTTGTTACTCTAGCAGAGGACCAGTCCAACTTATCTTTAACGTATGCTGCAAAATCTTGACGCCATTGTTTTTGATTAAAATTAACTACTTGCATTGGTTGAACTCCTTAATAATGTTCCATTTTCTAGATAAGATACAGTTAATTGACTACCAGCTTTAGATAATACTGTTTTTCTTAATTTGCCACTAATAATAGCTATATCTTGTAAAGAGTAGTGTTTTTCTAATTGATAAATGACATCTTCGACAGAAGGACGACCACCTTTTAATAAGTTATACATTAGCCGAGCGTCCTCGTCATAGAGAGCAGATAAGACTCTAGTAACATTTTTTTCATAACGGAATATTATCAAGGCTGCATGATCTTTATTTTCTGATACATCATAGCTTATATTTAAGGCATCTTCGTCTATATCTTGTAAATATCTATTTAAATTATTTATTTTCTGCATAATTAACCTCCTAAATAAAAGTTTTTTCGTTTGATGTTTTTGTCGTCTTCTTCCCAACATATATACCTTAATGTTACTGTTTCGCTAGAGTGATTTAACATTTCCTTTAAACCGATTAAATCTCCAGTCTGTTCGTAATACTCTCTAGCAAAATACTTACGTAAGGAGTGGCAGCCTACAA